GTCACCTTGAAATGTTGTGAAACCCGTCAGTCCCTTAGGCTGACACCGTTCCACTTCAAGGATAGGGATTAGTATATCCCGCCCTAAGCATGGGTCATTGCTTCATCTAAGGAAGAGGAAGAGAACAGGTATAACCTGTTTCCTCTGGAACAGGAACCCCGGGCCGGTTTTAACACCGGAGCGGGCCTTGAACCACTCTTCATCCCTTAGAAGGGATCAAGTCCAATGCCAGGTCACCTCAACCGCACCTTACTGAGCGAACGGTACTACCGTGGTCTCGAAGGCTGGATCTCTATCGAAAAGAGATTGGGTATCTATTAAATGACCCTGTCTCTCCTAGCCGGGACAAATCCACTCCAAAGTGGGATCCCGGGGTTGGAGATCGAAGATCAAAAGCTAAAGACCCTTTTCTCTTGGATTTCTCGATTAGACGAACCAACTTTAAGGAATCATCCAACATAAGACGCCGTTTTACCGGAATCTTATAGAAGGTTAATTCCCTAATTAATTGGTCCAACTTATCAGCACGACTTACTAGATCCTCGAAACTTAACGAATCGAGATCTACTAACTTAACAGAATCCCGATATCGGGAACCTGGAAAGAATAAATCGTGGAGATACTCCTTGGGAATCATACCGTGCACATTTCCGACCTCTACGATTGCAGCCATCTCGTCAACGTGATTTTTGAGAACTAACTCAATAGCACGATAACGATCGACGATGTAATCTTCAAGGTACCCACGTGCAGCAGCCTGATTCAACGCTAGTAGCCGGCCAAGGGCGACTCGATTAATGAGCGGCTTCGATAGAGGTTTCCCACCTCAATATTGAGCCACCCAAGTTTCGAGGAACCCTACTCTAACATTTGCTATGATCCGCCCCCCAACCATTCGAAGAGGATTCTTAGGATCAACCAAGAATTCCGCTAACGTCTGGAAAGGGACCAATCCTCTATTAACTAAAATCCCTGCAAAAGAGATTAAAGAATAGGCGATTGAGGGAACAGGACCCCATTGAGGTCCGGTAATGGCCCGAAAGGCCCTGATAGGGTGCTTTATGCCACGTCGGGATACAACATCCGCCGCGACACAAGCTCTCCCCATCAGTGAGTCGAAAGAACGAATTTGTCGTCAGGAGAAAGCTGAAACTTCAGCTTCTCCAATCGATGTTCGTTTTGCGAACTCAATCACCGGTCTCTCTGGAGCTATTAGAGATTTTGATATGTTACATTTGACGTCGAGATCACCTTCCAGTAATTTTATATACCGGTCAGCAACCTCACGATCATAAATAACAATATCATCTCCTAATACCTCATAATTATCTCGCCACTTAACTTCCCCATAAATCTGAAAATTCAGATATTGAAGAAGCATATGGTGGCAGAAATTAAGCATAGCTCATGAAGAGTATGCACCCATCGGTTGACCGACTGAATAACGAAGAACCTGGAAGGGTCTCTTAGGAGAATCCCCAGCAGGAAGTTCGTAATCGCGATCAACCAATAACCTTGCCCACGCTTGACCATAAGTTATCCCAGAATCATGTCCATCACATTCAATGTGACCGAATAATGAATCTAGGATAGCCGACTGTAACTGAATCGGT